GCTTGATGTCGACGGCAACAGGACGTCCAGAGTGATGCAAGTGATCTTCATCCTCGAAGGGCTCCTCCCCTCGTTTCAGGTACCACTTAAGGAGCGCGGCATACCCGTCAATTTTATTGACGGGGAGCTTCGCCTTAACTACATACCCCTTCACCTCGGGGTATTGTAGATCCGGGTGCATCCTACCAGTTTCATAGAAACCAGAAGGATCCACCTTCCCAAGAATCGGTGAATCTTCACCAACATATGGAAAGGGAATAATCTCAGAAATCAGACTATCCAACCAATCCACTGTTAGCGCGTAACCGGCCTTCGCAAGCTGGTTACGCAGGGAGACAGTACTCACCAACTCTTCAACACTCTGTCGGTTGACTGGGAACAACTTACGAACACGAACGATAGAAACGTCGTATCCGTCGTAGTAATCCCGACCGCAAGACTCTCTGAACTTGCCAGACCAGAAAGACTTGCTTGCATTGACCTTGAGCCCAAAAGCCTCAAGCTCTGCAATCACCGCAGGCACCATATCTACGGGGACAATGATGTCGTCTCCGTAGACGCGCACCTTACCGAGGTAGCTACGAATAGCACCCCGGGAGAGGCGGGTCTTGGTCTCACGTTCAATCGCTACGAAGATGATGGTCGCGAAGACCATCGCTTCGAGCGGGAACGTGAGCGCAGAACCCATAGACGCGAACTTGGACAGGGATATTATCCCATGTCCAGGTACGTCTGCTCTTTCAGATCTACAAGCCATAATACCCGCATGCAAAGACGGGTATTTGGCGAATAGAAATGAGACGAGCTGATTGGAAACACGGTCAGAAGCTTCAGCAAGATCTAGCGTAGCTAGATGTTGGAGAGCTGACCCGGACTGAGCAAGGGATTGGTTTGGCCCTTGATCAAGAAATCCGATAGACAGATTATTGTCTGACTCTATCGATTCCACGAGGCGCTTTGAGATAGCCTGCTGCATATATTGCATGCAGACCGGCTCAATGGCAATAATCCTCGGTGTTTTCAACGTTTTAGGAACAGTGATAACCCGAACGGGTAACTCTGCTCCAGGTTCGTGGAATTGGACATCCTCAATCATACCATGGTAACGGTATGAAGGAAGAGCATAATCCAGATAAGGAAAAATGCTCTCGAGGCGCTCGGTCCATGTGGACTGATAAAATTTATCATTCCCATAGATTCGCTCGGCAGTACTGCCGGGCCCGTGCGACGGGTTGAGGAACCCGCATGATATCTCTCTGTCTATGCGATTAAGCATATCAGAAAAGAGATAAGTGAATACATGTTGAAGA